ATGACTTTCTAACCGCTAGACGATCTCCTAATCTCTGCAAGCGCCCTGTGACACAAAGTTTTAACTTTTTCCCCGTGTCGCAGGGTATTTTTTATTTAAAATAGGCTCTCAGACTGCGAAATTACCCCTTTTTAGCGACTTTTTAACAAAAATAATGAAATATCATTACCGACGCGAAAAAACACGCTTTATCGCGATATTTTGACTTTTACGATATGACCTATTCATATACGATAATCGGAGAAACTCCGGCAAAGAAAAATTCACGCATTACACTCAGAAACGGACGCACAATACCGTCAAAAAACTTCCAGAAGTGGCATAAAATAGCGCTCACGGAACTTGAAATGCAGGAAAAACCGTCAGAGCCTTTAGACTGTCCTTGCAGAGTCTTTTTAAGGTTCATTCACGGAGACTTACGAAGGCGCGACAGTGACAACGGAACGAGCTCTATTATGGACCTGCTTGTAGATGCAGGCATCCTTTACGATGACAACTGGCAGATAGTCAGGCAGATTAAAGTCCAGAATGAATACATCAAGAATGAAGCTCGCTGCGAAGTAATTATTAACGAATGGGAAGACTGACTTTTAAGGCAGACTCCTCTTGTGAGAAAGCGTGTATCGGCTCGCGCGTCCATAAACCGAATGCCGGAGACAACTCCGGCTTTATTTTTTTTAAACTGACCTTACTTAATACAGGAGGCTTGATTATGGACAAAATCAAAGCATTTTTTGAAAACAAAGTCACAAAAATTGTGTCTTGGGTTGTACTCGCGCTTGCGGTAGTATCTCTTATTATCGGCGGAGTAACAGCAGAAACAATCAACTCAGGAGTTGCTCTTGTTGCTGGCATCGTTGCTGCAATAGCTATGTTTATTGCTTTCATCTGCGATCAGGTGAAAAAATAAAGACTACCGATTGTTTGTTTAAGGCTCGCTTAATTGCGGGCTTTATTTTTAAATTCTGACTTTTCTTTTATATGACTAAAGGGGTTAAAAATGGCTTTTCAGTTTTTTAAACGCAAAGTAAATAAAAAAGCAGAAGCTCCGTCCAGAAAAGACAAAGACTTCGGCGGCTCTTGGATACCGGGAAGCAGTGCCATAGACAGTAACGCTTTAATTGCAAAAGATAAAGTCTGCTTGCAGTTTGCATCACTCCATTATGGCGTGTACTCACAGAAAGACAGACAGAGAGTTACAAGGCATTCACTTTACCAGGTTCTTAAACAGCCTTCTCTTGATGAGAGACACTGGAACTTCTTCTATCAGTCTGCAAACGACTATTTCAACGGCGGCTGTCTCTGGAGAGTTGCACGATATGACGGAGAAGTAGTTTCTCTTTTCCGTATGGACATAAGACAGACAACAATCGTGCGCGATGACAAGACACGAAGACGTCTCTTCCTGTACAACGGAACTATTTACACAGAAGACGATGTACTCTACATCCCGTCGCGCTTCAACTACTCTACACTTTCAGGCGGTCAGTCAATCTATAACGCCTTCCCTTCTGCATTTGAAACAGCCGACCAGCTCGAACAGTTTACACAGAACAGCTTTAAAAACGGGCTTTCAGGTAAACGGACCGTAGTAGATATTTCTGCAGCTTTCCCGGATGCAACACCAGAACAGATTGAGGAAATCAAACAGAAATTCCAGCATGAGTACACGGGAGCGCAGAACGCTTCAAGACCTTTAATCAAACAAAAGGGAATTGAATACAGCGAGCTCGGTTCAAGCGGAGACAACCGCGGAGCAGAGCTTAAAGACAACAGACAGTTTCAGAAAGAGATCATCGACAGCGTTTATCACCTTCCGTCAGAAAGTTACGACATTGAAAAATACTTTTTGATGTTCAATGAGTTTGCATTAAAGCCGCTTATCGAACAGTTTCAGGAAGCAATCAACACTTTACTTGATGAAGACAAATACTACTTCGAGTTTGACACGAATGGTGTCATGAAATCTTCTCTCCAGCAGCGCATCGACGCTTACCAGAAAGAAATCTCGACAGGTATTCTCTCACTCAATGAAGCACGCAAAAAAGAAAATCTTCCTCCGGTGGAAGCTGGAGATACAAACTTCATGCCTGTAAACATGATGCCTTGGAACGAAGAAACAAAAAAAGCATACATGGCAAAACAAAAACAGGTCGCACAGGACACTACGGGAAATACTGATCCGCTTGATCCAGATACACAGCACATCCCGCAGGGCGACGACAAACAGTAAAAGGACACAAGAGGGGTTAAAAAATGAAATTAAGTATCGTAGTACTTTTTTCGGACCGTGATAAAAATCTTTTCAGAGCATGGTTTGAACAGACACAGAAAAACGTTGAGGTAGAACACGAAGTGATTGCAGTAGACAACACTTCTGACGGTTCACTCGAACAGATTGAAGGCGCACAGGTTGTGCGCGGCGGCCGTGATGTCGGATGTTTCGCAGGGCGTAAGCTCGGCTTTAAACAGTCTGTCGGTCAGTACATCTGGTATTGTGACGGAGACGATGAGACACTCCCGTTGAAAGCTTTTGACTATACAGCCGACCTTGTGTGTTTCAATTATCTTGCAAAGCACAAAGGCGAAGAAGAAAAACACATCTGCAAAGATCCGTATGTCATGCCATACAAGGCAACTGCAAAAACTTTCTATCACGCATACTGGAAAAATATGTGTAAAAACATGGTGTGGAATAAGTTTATAAGGCGCGAGCTTTTGGAGAACATCTATAACGCTGTGCCGGACTTCGAACTTTACACAAGCGAAGATGCGTTTTTATCGGTACTGCTTGAAATGACAATCAGGTCCGTTGAGTTTGATAACAAAGCTTTTTATCTGTACTACCTCAACAACGGAATGAGCGAGAACACAATAACGGACATCGAAAGATTTAAACGCGTATTCCGTGGCACTAAGGAAGCATGGGCCTGCTATAAGCTCATGACGACAGACGAACAGCGCTCAGAGTCTGGAATAAGGGTTGAAGACTTAATGATAGGCTTGTGTAAATATGCGCTCGATCAGAACAAATGGGCGGATGCAGTTTTTAAGGACTACTGCAAATTTCTTGTTGAATATTTTTCGTTCAACATGGTTTCTTCGGTCCTGGAAATCTACAAAGACGAATATAAACAGAACTACTACAGGATAAAGCGACATATAACTGACTTTAATAACGAGGTGACAAAATGAACAAATCACTTATGGACAAGATTGCTGCAGGCAGACAGTACCGCACAATGCAGCTCATGACAGAAAGCAGAGACGCAGATACAGAGAAAAAATACATCGTAAAAGGCTATGCGACAACGTTCAATGAGCCTTATGTTTTGTATTCAAGTGATGATTTTGAGTATCGCGAACAGGTAGCCCCGGACGCATTCAAAGATACAGAAATGAGCGATGTAATCTTCCAGTTTGACCACGAAGGAAGAGTTTTTGCTCGTATCTCAAACAACACACTCAAGCTTGATGTGGATGAGCACGGGCTTTTGGTTACTGCAGATCTCGGAACAACAGAGCTCACACGCTCACTTTATGAAGACATTGACAAGGGACTCATTACAAAAATGAGTTTCGGTTTTACCGTAGCAGAAGACGAAGAACTTCGCACTTCTGAAAACGGAAAAGATGTTTATTTACGCACGATTAAACGCGTCGGAAAACTTTTTGACGTGTCATGCGTAAGCCTTTCTGCAAACGACGGGACAGAAATTTCTGCACGCTCTTTAGTCGACGGAGTAATCGCAAAGAGAATGGCGGAGAAAGCCAAAGAAGAAGCAGACGCTCAAGCCAAAGCGGAAGCTGAAAAAGCAGAAGAAGAACGCAAACGCCAGGAAGAAGAAGCAAAGGAAAAAGCAAGACAGGAGAGAGAAAGACTCGCTCTTGAGCTTGAATTAAGTTTAACAAACTAAAAGGAGAAAAGACTATGGGAAACAAATTTGAAATCCAGTCACAGATTGATGCAGTTGAACTTGAACTCCGCTCACTTCGTGAAGATGTGAAAAACACAGAAAAAGAAGTGAACGTAGATGAAGTACGCTCAAAAATGAAAGAGCTTGAAGCAAAACGCGGCTCTCTCATTAAAGAACTTGCAGAATGCGAAAAACCTGTTGAACAGACAGAAACTCGCACTGCTCTTTTTGATGCAGAAGAACTCCGCAAGCTCGCAAAAGGTGAACTTCGTTCAATCACAATCGGAACAGACGGCGGCTCTGTAGGGGTTGGAAAAATCTTCGAACAGGTTGCAGTAAAAGATGATCTTCTTGCTCAGGCTGACATCCAGTTTGGCAAAGACGCTCTTACAAAAATCCCTGTTATCCTTCCACTTGGTGACCTTACATCATCAACAGAAGGAACAACTTCTGTGACTGTAGATACTGACGCTGGTATCTCAATCACAGAACTTAACCCTCGCGCATATCCACGCGTACTCCCTGTATCTGCAGAAGCACTTACAGTTGGTGTTGTGGACATCGAAAACAGAATGCAGGGCATCTTCGACAAAGCATTCCGCAAGGCAATGCACAAAGGTATGATTGTCGGAGCTGGAACATCTGGCGACGCAATGGAAGGTATCTTTACAAACGTCAACAACGCAATCTCTGCTGCAACAACTGCAGGAGATTATCCTGCACGCGTTCTCGGAATTGGAACAAGCGCAGCTTTAACAGTTGCAAAGCTTGCTGAACTTGCTATCAAGGTTGGCGGACTCGACGAAGAATACACAATCGTTTTGAGCCCTTCTGTATATGGCGCTCTTATGGGCGACTCATCAACAGACGACAGCACAAAACTTTACAAAGAAACTCTTATCCGTGATAAGAGCATCGAAAACGTAAAGGTTGTTGTTGACGCTTACGCACCTGCAACAACTGCAGCTGCAAAGACTGCTCTTGCTGTTGCTGCTCCTCTTGGTCGCTATGAAATCGGCGTTGTAAAAGCAATGCAGATTGACGTAATCAAGACAGCTGGAGATAAAAACACTTATTTCCAGGCAATTCCGTTCTTCGACGGAAAGCAGGCTGACAGCCGCGACTTGTACGCAATCGCACGCAATCCCAGCTAATACGGTGACAATCAGCTATACGTCAAGTGTAGCTGGTACTGCTCCGGAGTCTAAGACGGTAGAGGCAGGCTATGAACTCACCGCCGAAGACTTACCGACACTGACGGATGAATCGGGCACTTACACTTTCAGCAAGTGGAAGATAGGTGATGATGATGCAGAAGTCGGAACGGTAATAGCGTCAGACACAGAACTGACGGCAGTATGGGAATAAGTCCATTGTTGCCGGTGTAATCGGCAAGGCCTCTGAGAAATCAGAGGCTTTTTTATTATGACTTTATCTTTAGGGGTTAAACATGGCAACGAAGAAAAAGACAGTGACAGAAACAAAAAAGCCGGAAGAGAAAAAAAGCGGCTATGTCGCAGTGAGAAATTTCACTTTTCAGAACAAGGTATATAAAGCAGGAACTGTCCTCAACGGTTCAGGCGTTATGATTCAGACTCTCTTACAGATAGGAGTAATCAAGAAATGTTAGTAACACCTTCACAGCTTTCTCGCTTCTCAGGAGTTTATCCAGAAGAAGAAGATCTGCAGGTAATATACATCAACTCAGCAACGCAGAGGATCAATGACTATGTCGGATTCGATGTAATGCAGAATGAAGAATGGGAGCAGGAAGTACAGACAGAACACATCGTCTATTCAGAAGACGGTGAGAACTTCTTCCTCGATCCAGAGCTTACAGAACCTGCAGAGATTCCGACAGGTGCAGAAGTTACACAGGTACTCGATACGAAGTATCACTACTTCACTACAAGTGTAGAAGTCGTGCCACCTGATGTGTTCAAGCTCGTATGTCTTGAAATTGCAACTCTCATTCAGAGCGAAGAGAAAAGCAACATCGGAGTAAACACACAGAGTGATCTCGGAGTAAACCGCACTTTCTTAAACGTTGTGGATTTTACGAAGTACCTCGAAAAGCTTAACGCTTACAGAATTACGAAGGTGTAAAAATGGCTCAGGCATTCTACATCGAGACGGATGTAAGCGAAGTACAGCAGGCTCTTCTCGAAACAAGTCAGAGCATGACTTCGATTCAGCGTCAGACTCTCGGTGTAATTTCCCGCGGTGCAGTCAAGATCATCAAGGCGGCTATTCTTGAGACAACGACCAGAAGGACCGGAGAACTTGCAAAGGGCTACAGATACAAGATTAAGAAAGACGGAACAGAGTCAAACGTTTTTCCAAAGACCGACAACTGGGGCTCTGCTATCTTTCCGAAGGCTGCAGTGCTTTCTTACGGACATGAAGGACCGACAAAGCGTGCAAAGAGCTTCAACGTTTATCCTCGAGGATTTGTGCAGACCGGCAAGGCTTGGATAGACAGCGGCGGTTATTCTTCGGACCTCGACAAGATGATAGACAGACAGCTTACAAAGTTCTGGGGGAATTGATAAATGCAGACTATCTACAACGCAATAAAAAATTACTTGATTACTCACACAGAGTTTACGCAGGGAGAAGGACTTCCTGCACTCAAAGAAAAGGACTTCTACTTCGGAGTAGTTGACCTTTTAAGGCATAAAGGCTCTATCGTTGTCGCTATCGTTCCAGATACAGAGAACGAAGTTGACGACACAGAAGAAGATGATCTTTCAGGCTATCAGACAGACACCCGCTTTACGGTGGCTTTCATATGCAGGGAAGATAAACAGAGTGTGCTTGACGACAAGGTCGTAAAGTATGCACACGCATTCAGAAAGGCGGTCCTCACGGACACCTCACTTGACGGGGCTTTAACCGGTTCTCAGCTCGGAGAGAGAAAATTCTACTTCGATGCAGGAACTGTTGAACAGCAGATGTCTGCAGTAGAGATAACGTTCACTACTCGGACAACTACAACTCTTAACTAAAGGAGATATATATTATGAGCGAAATGGTAAAGAAGCATAAGATTGCTTTATTTCTCAACGCTGGTACTCCAGCAAGCCCTGACTGGGTAAGAATTAAGAAGTCTACAGCTTTTGATCTCACGCTTAACGGTGAGACAGAAACTTACGACTACATTGCAGATGAGAACCCGACACAGGAATTGATGCGTTACGCACCTTCTATCAGTCAGTCTCTGACAATGTACAAAGGCGAACCTGATTATGAATTTGTATTCAACAGATTCTACGAGCTTAAAACAGGCTCAGATGCAAAATCAGAAGTCCTCATCGTGTTCTTCCAGGAAGCAACAGCAACAAACACTTTCAAAGCTTGGAAGTCAGAATGTGTACTTGTTGGTAACAACCTCAACTCGGTTGACTCAACAATCACTTTCGACATCTCTTTCAACGCTAACGTACAGAAAGGTACTGCAGTTGTAACAAACGGTGTTCCTGTATTCAGTGATCCGACAGAAACAGGATTCCTTCTTACAATTACTGCAGAAGGTGCAGACACTATCGTATGTGACGGTGTTCAGAAGACACCAAACGCAGACGGTGAAGCTGTATTCACTGTAATTGACGGCAAGAAGTATCTCATCGGTGCTTATAACACAACAGAAGAAGCTGCAGACGTAATCGAAGCAGACTCTTCAACAACTGAGGTAACTCTCTCTCTTGCTTGATCTTTTCAAACGTGACTTGCCTTCTTCCGTAGAGGTTGAGGGCAGGTCTTATCCAGTACATACGGATTTCCGCTTCTGGATTAACTACGTAAACGTGATTCAGGATGCACAGTTCAAGAAGGCGACTTCACTCGACCTTCTGGATTGTGCTCATTCTCTTTTTATTAAAGCTCCTCAAAATATGGAGGAAGCACTTCCCGCACTCAACACATTCTTAAACCCGCCCTGCTCTGTTCCGCGTTCGACAGGACACGAAAGCTCTGAACTTATCGTAGACTACAGGATAGACTCGGATTACATCTATGCTGCATTCATGGAGCAGTATCACATCGACCTGCTTACTGCAGATATGCACTGGCACGTGTTTCAGGCACTGCTTAAAGCTCTTCACGACACAGAACTGAACAAGATCATCTCGTACAGGTGCTACAATCCGAACGATAAGACAAAGTACGAAGAGTCGATGAAACGTCTTAAAGAAGCATGGAGACTTGAACAGCCTTCAGACGAAGAAACGCAGAAAGATCTCGACAAGTTCAATTCTCTTTTTGAAAAATGACTTTAGACTGACTTTATGTTTGAGGTGTTCTCATGTCTAAAGATGTAAACATAAAATTCAAGGCAGACTCATCTGACGCACAGAAAGGAATTAAGGGAGTCCAGAGCGAACTCAACAAGTTCTCTAAAAGCGGACTCGAACAGACAATAAAAGGCGTTCAGAAACTCGGCAAAACAATAAAAGGACTCGGCATCTCTGCAGTAATTGCGGCAGAGATTAAAATATTAAAACAGTATCTTGCAACTATCAAGGAAACTGCACAGGCATACAACAAACAGATTGATGCAGAAAAAGGACTTGAAAGAGCTGCAAAGAACAATCCATACATCAACGGCGAAGGCGTTAAGAATCTCAAGTCTTTTGCAAAGGAACTTGAAAGGACCGCCGCAATCGAAGACAATCAGTCACTCGAAGTAATGCGACAGTTGGTTGCTACAGGAAGGACAGAAGCAGAAGTCATGCAGATCATGTCTGCAGCTGTAGACTATGCGGCCGGAGCAAATCTTGATCTTGCAACTGCAGCAAAACAGCTCAACGCAACATATTCAGGTTCTGCAGGTCTTCTCGGCAAACAGTCAGCGGCAGTTAAAGCTCTCACGAAAGAACAGCTTGCAAACGGAGAAGCTGTTAAAATTGTTGCAGAACAGTATAAGGGAATGGCCGTAGAGCTTGCAAACACTGACACAAAACTTGAACTTGCAAAAAAAACCTTCAAAGAGGCAATGGGAGAAATCACACAACCCTCTTATGAAGGTTGGAATAAGTTCTGGACCAAAATATACGAAGACGGTGTCAAAACTTTTAAAGCTCTTGATATGTGGAGTCAGAACATTGCAGATAAACTCACTCTCAAAGATGTTTTAAAAGAAATTGACAAAGTAGAACGCAGGGCGGTTTCTGCACGAGAAGAAATAATCGGCGGTGTTAGAACAAGCACTGCAAATTACATCGAAGATCTCGTAGACGCTAACGAGACAGATGTTCTTGAAGCTCTCAAAAGAGGACTTGAACTTCGAAAAGAAAAAAACAAGCTCTCTGGAGTTGAACGAACTCTCCTTGAACGTGTAAACAACGAACTTCGCATCAGGGCAAATCGCGAGGAATATCTCCAGGAAGAAGAAAAGAAACAGCAGGAACTGCAGGAAAAGAAAAATAAAGCACTTGCAAAAGAAAATGAGCTAAACGCGGTCAAAGAAAAAAATGAAAAGGACCTTAACAAGAAACTTGACGACATGGAGCGTGAAGCAAACTTACGCGGTGAAGTTGTCGACAAGCAGGCTGTGTTAAATGAAATGGTCAAATCATACATTGACCTGCTTAATAATGGCATTTCAGAAAATGACCCATTCGCAGAAGAAAAGCGAAAAGAAATCGAAGAGTATGCAAAGTGGATGGAAAAGCTCGAAAAGGATGCCAACAAAACAAAAAAAGAGCTCGAACAGTTAAAGCAGGTTCTTGACGATATGTCCGACTTCTTAAGTCAGTATGAACAGCTCACAAAAGATGCAACGGACCTTTTCTTAAATTCTATCCAGGAAGAAAAGAATGCAGAACTCGGAGATCTTGCAGAACAATACAACGAAGGGCTCATCACTTACGAAGACTACTGCAACAAAAAGCAGGAGATCGAAGAAGAAGCTGCAAAGAAAGAATACAAACTCAGAATGTGGGAATGGACCGCAAATCTTGCAACCGCGACAGCAAACATTGCACAGGGTATTACAAAGTCCCTTTCAGAATACGCAATGCCGCTTGCTGCAGTTATGGCAGCCATGACGGGTGCAGCCGGAGCAATTCAGATTGCAGCACTCATTGCAAACAAACCGAAACCGCCTTCTTTTGCGACAGGTGGAATCGTTCCGGGAACAAGTTACACTGGCGATCGTGTGCAGGCAAACGTAAACTCCGGAGAAATGATTCTTAATTCTGCACAGCAGGCAAGACTCTGGCAGCTTGCAAACAGCGGCTCGGGTAATGGTGGCGGCGGTACTGTTGTAAATATGCCTGTCACAATCGAGAACAAGAACGGCTCGAACGTACAGACACAGATGAACAAGAACGGCTTGAGAGTGATCATCGACAACGCCGTAAACTCTTCAATGGGAGAAGGAAGATATAACGCCTCTATGCAGGAAGCACAGTCAAAACAGAAGGGGGTATCGTACTTATGAGTGTTACATGGCCAAACAGCGTAAATGATAGATTCTATGGATTCTCAGACAGACCCGTAGACAACTACGTGATGTCAGAAAATATTTCGGGGCGTGTGGTAGGTTACAAAAGGAACTCGTCAAACCTTTTCGAGTTTACGTGTAACCTTAAACTTGATATGCCGACAGAACTGAACGCTTTCTGGAACTGGTTCAACAATACGCTCGGAGGACTTACGGGAAAGTTTACCTGCTCTGCTCTTGGTAACAAGGTGTACAGATTCACAAGCATTCCTGAACCTGACAACACGGACCGCAAGTTCAGGATTCTTTCTCTTGAGATTGCGGAGGTTTACTGATGATGACCGATTCGCAGATTTTCAACGCACTTTTCGGCGGTGGAAATTACACTCTTCCAAAGCTCATAAAGGTTGATCACGACACAGCGGGCACTTACTATCTCGTTGATGATGTCGTAGATCATATTTACGACGGGCACACTTACAAGGCATCCTCGTTCACATACACCGCTCCGGCATCTGACGGGACGGGCGGAACACTTTCAATCGATGCAAAGGCAAATGAGCTCATCGCATGGGTAGAAAATGCGGATGAACACTACTCTCTTACAGTCGTCGGTGCACTTCTCGAAAACGGAGACATCCAGCCGTTGAGACAATACAAACACTTTCACGGCTCTATATCTTATTCAGAGGACATGACGATAGAGTTTACTCTTGCAGGAGACGACAGACTCGACATGACCTCAAACCCTTATATGTACGACACGGAAACGAATCCGGGGAACGCTTAGTGTTTACGGTTGCAGACTTGATCGGGATTCCCTGGAAGCTTCACGGACGCGACAAGAACGGGTATGACTGCTACGGACTTGCGATAGAAGTAGAAGCACGTCTCGGGAAAAAACTTCAGGACGTGTACTACGAAGACAACAACGCAGAGCTTTGCAGCGGTAAAGCCTCGACTCTCAACGTAAAACCCACAAAGAAAATCGAAGTCGGAAACATCCTTCAGATGACCTTTAATAATGAACTGCACATAGGGGTTGTTATAAGTCCCTCTACTTTCATTCATTCTACGCGTAATCAGGGCGTAAGAATTTCACGAATCGGTGCTATTCCTTATTCACAGGTCTATGAGGTTGTATAATGGGCGTAATCAATTTATTCAACACGATTTCTAATGAGCACAAGGTATTAAAAAGAACAGGCAAGATAAAAGACATCTTACCTGAAATAGATTTCAACCACTGTCTTATTCTTAAAGCAGGACATCGCGTTGATGAAAATTATTTTGTTGACGAAAACGATGTGCTCTACTTGAGACAGACACCTTCTGCAATCTCTTCAACAGTTATGACTGTAATTGCGATCACGACAGCTGTAGTTGCTGCAGGTGTTGCTATCGGCTCTCTCATTTACTCAAAGATGCAGAGCGAAGAAGCCAAAAAGAAAATGGAGAAAGCCCAGAGGGACGCAGAGAACCTCGCACAGCAGACAGAGGTATTGCCGTTCTTAAAGGGTGCAAAAAATAAAAAGGCTCTCGGACTTGCAATTCAGACAGTACTCGGAGACGTGAGAAACACACCTTACATCCTCACTGACGAATACTACACGGTCGCAGGAGACCGCGGAGAGAAGCAGTACTGGAACGCTATTCTTTCATGCGGATACAATGATCAGGTAATCAAAGACTTGAACATCGGGACAGTCAGGGCAAGAACATTTTCTGACACGACACCACAGAATGATGTTTACTGCTTCGATGAAAATTCACCGTTCTATGACGACAACAACCTTATAGAAATACGCAACGGAGAGAGTTTTTCTCTTCCTGTGTTCAACAGAAAAGCAGTGTCAGTTTATGACGGTTCAGAACTTAAACATCCGCACGGAGAAGAAGCAGAACCTGTTATCAAACAGATTGCAGGCAATGCAAAGAAAGTTGAAGTTGCTATCCAGTTCAACGGGTTAAGAAAATACAATTCATCATCTTCGACATGGCAGGCAAGAAAAGCAATCATCCGTCCTTACTGGTCTAACGACAACGGGACAACGTGGCATGAGTTCTTCTTTAACTTCCCAGGTAATGATGTATGGGAAGAAATGACGAGCGAAGAAATCGAGGACGCAGTTGACGCCGGATTAATTTATGTCAAGGAAGTCGGAACACATACAAGAGTCTACTCTCTTGATTCAAATATCAAGCTCACAGGAATTGACGGTATATCTTCATACGTAAAAAAGACAGACACTTTCATAGAGTTCGAGACTGTCGCAGAGTGGTATCTTACAGCCGATAAACTCACGACCGGAGAAGAATCAAATACAATTGAGATCAACACAAACCGACAGGTGCGTTTCGTAGCAACGAAAGAATTCACTTATGCAGAATCTTTCGGTAAAGACATCTTGATCAAGGTGCTCAAAGAAACTCCTGCTCTTGAAAGCAATTCAAACGAAAGCTGCTTCCTGCTCTACTACAATACATACTGTTATGATCCGAAGCTTTCAAACTCTGAGGACGGACTTGTAGACGCAACTCCGGAGAATGAATGGGCTACAGAACATACAACCTGCATCGGTGTACGCATCGTAGCAAACGATTCTACAGAAGGCGAACTTGATGAGATCAACGTTGACTCGAGCGGCGTTGCCAGAATATATGACAGCGTTCTTGAAGAATGGACCGCAACAAAGCAGATGACAAGAAACCCTGCATCATGGGTTCTTGAAATCCTTACAAGCGAAAATCACGAGCACTCGAAGATCGCACTTAACGAAATAGACCTTAACTCATTCACGGACCTGTACGAGCACTGTGAAGAGAACGAGTTCTATTGTGACGGCATCATCACATCTCAGATCAAGAAACGTGATCTTGTATCACAGATTCTCTCTACAGTCGGAGCAGACCTGATCATCAACACTGACGGCAAGTATGCAATCGCTATCGACAGAAAAGAAGATACGCCTGTAGCACTCCTTAACGCTCAGTGCATCCGCTCTCTTACGGTTGCAAAGAACCTCGACAGGAAGCCCGACGGCATCAAGGTAACATACACAAACCGCAACGAGTGGGCCGTAGATACATTCTACGCAATGATAGACGGCGGAACAAAAAGCGATGAAGACATAGTCACAGAGCTTTCGCTTGAGTTTGCGACAACTTACAATCACGCATACAAGGTAGCACAGAGACAGCTACGAAGCCTCGTATTACAGCCTCGTGAAGTAACTGTATCTGTCGGTCGCGAAGGTGACTACTACCCGCTCTACTCTACGGTCCTTCTGCAGCTTGAACAGATGAAGATAGGGCTCTGTTCTTCAATCATCACGGACAGGGCTATCCATAACGGACAGCTTACGGGAATCTCTCTTAACGATTACGTTGAGTTTGAGTCGGGAAAATCTTACGGAGTGATCATCCAGGCACAGACAGACGCAGGAAGAAAGACATACTACCGCAAGGTAACTGCAACTGCAGACATTACGCGAGACCTCATTTTTACTGATCCTATTGATGTGACAGAAAGCATTTTGCCGCAGGTTGAAAACATCGTATCTTTCGGAGAACTTGACGGAGACGATTTTACAAAAGTTACGAACGTAATGAAGATCATCGGCATAGAGGCAGACGGAGAAGAAGGAATCACCCTCAAGCTCAAGGACTACAACGAAGCACTCTACGAATACGGAACGATACCTGCATACAAGACAAACCTCACGACCAAATCGAACAAAGACACTTCTGGAATAAGCGATGTAGAAAGAGCGTCTATTGTTTCAGACGTACAGAAGAGACTTGAAGAGACAGAGACCGGAGACAACATTTCTAATCCTGACTCTCCTTCTGATCTTCTTGCACTCGCAGAAGAAAACAGAATCGTGCTCACCTGCTATCTTGACGCAACAGGCTTGAATAACTCTCTCAAGACTTTTGAATGGCAGGTAAGAAAAACAGTTGACGGAGAATGGGAAGATGTAACGGGCTCTGAATACATCTTCGACAGGACCGTAGACGGTTACCCGGAAGTAGCAGATTTTGCAACATGGTCTTTCAGAGTCCGCACTGTATCTATCTACAACAAATATTCTGACTGGGTAAACACAACGGTCAATACATCGCAGTATGGAGTATGGCAGCCGCAAGCTCCGATAATCTACGTTCGCGTTATGGACCGCACTATATCTCTCGTTCTTTCACAGCCTGCACGTAATGACGGCCGCAAAATGTACGGAACACTCATGCACAACGTACAGATTAAGAAAGTGGGCGTTGATGATGTTTACTACAAACCGAATGAAGCTGCAGACCCTTTCGGGGCAGAAGACGGATATAAAGTAGCAGGAGACACCGGAAGCGTTAAGTGTTTCACGACATATTCACAGACAATGCAGCTTACAGGACAGTCTACAGACGAGATACAGGACACTCCGTACTCGTTCTCTATCGTTGCAACAAACGAAAGCGGAAAGACTTCTGCAGCATCCATTGTTACGGCGACCGCTCTCTGTACGAACATCAGAGACGTAGTTAAAGCTCGTGCAGATTTCAAGGAACTGTACATCACAGAGCTTTCAGCACTCTCTGCTAACGTAGGACTTATTTCTGACGGTGGTTTCGGTAACTTCCTCGGTTATAACTTCTGGGCACTGTCTAATCTTACAGAACAGGACACAGGAGTATCGGGCGGAGTTAAAAAAGGTTCTTTCCGCGTAGGAGATGAAACATACTTTATCGAGGTTTCGTTCGATGCAAACAACAAGGCAAACGTAAGAATCTCGACAGACAATTTCATCATTACTGCAGAGTCGACAGAGTTCACGAAAGAACTCGTTGTATCAAGCGGTTTAAATGCTCTTGACCAGACACGCATCACACCGACAGGAACTTTCTACGAACACCGCGACAATGTAAACTCTCAGTGGTACATAATCGACAAAATGGATACATCGGGAGTAATTGCGCCTTCTTATACAGCTGACAAAGCAATCAAGATTGGAAACTTCACGCAGAAGCAGTCACGCATCCTCGGTCATGATATTGGACGTCCTTATCTCTCAGGCGCTGCCAAAGTATGGCATTTTGACGATGACGAATACTCACAGGCAGGCATTGCAGACGGTCTTGTACTTGACGGAACAAGAGCACTTAAAAGCGCTCAGGACTCAAACGGAATAGACTTTACTCCGGCAATTCTTGCCGTTGCTCCGTATTGTACTGTAGCAAAATGTCTTTACGGTCAATTCTCTGCAGCTTTAACACTTGCTGCGATGTCAACTTGTACTGTTGACTTCTGGATGCAGTATCTTTACGCAGAAGCTCAAACGCTTTTTGAGATTGGAACAATCAACGATAAAATCTCTCTCGAAATCCTTCCTGCAGAAATCGTTGCTGTTGTTTCAGGCTCTGCATCATGGAAAAACGGAAATACTTATATCTGGACATCAACACGCAATCCTGCAGTCGGTGACTGGTACTACAATTCAGAAGCAGAAGCAAACGCCGGAGGAACAGGAGCAGGAACGATTACCGCAAAGACTGTTGATGAAAGTTATGCAACAGTTACTTTAACAGTAACAAACAAGACAGGCACATTTACTTTCCAGACAGGTATGCCGGACTTCAACTGGGAACTTTACGCACCAGAGGAAGTATGGGGCGAAACATCCGCAATCGCAAACAGAGCAAACAACAAACACTGCATCCTGCAGCATAAAGGACAGACACAGACGGACCGCCGCGACCTTTCAGAAGTCGGAGTTTCTTTTGAAGAGTATAAATGGTATCACATCGGAATTGTATTTACTTCAAGCGAGATCAGATTTTTACTTGATGACGGAGAACCTTTTGCAGATGACAGAATATACAGATACGCTTCTACTTCTGCAGACTGTACTGTATCACTTAACCCGTCAAAAGAAAGTTTCATCCTTGATGAGCTTTACACAGATACCGCAGAAGAATTTGCAAGCGACTTTTATACACAGACAGAAAAGCGCAAGCCTTGGGGCGCACTTTCTGATACAACAGACTATTTCATTTTTGACGCAAAAGAGCCGCAGAATGTTAAGTCAAACATTCTCGACTACTTCAAGACACAGCTTCTTGCATCTCAGGAATTTGCAGATGCCGTGTTAAGCGTAATACAGTAGGAGTATAAAATATGGATTTAGACCTTACCTTATCGGCTTTAAAATTTGCAAACGTTTCAACATTCTCACGCACTTTTGGAACTAAAAAGAACGGCTCACAGAATGGCGGCTCTCTCACAACAGAAGAATTCAACATCGCAAACGCTACCCCGTTTGACAAGATGCGTCCGATTGAGATTACAGAAAACTCAAGAACGGGCAATGTTGAATTTGACGCAAACCTTGTCATCAATCAGTCAAACGTAACACTCACAATCAATGACGGCACATATAAAGGTGTACGCGTGAATGTGTTTGCACAGACAGCGGGCAATGTCGTGCATGATACAAACGTGACAGATTCTCTCCAGGCTGGAGAACGTGCTTCTTATCAGTGGAACGGTACAGGCTGGGACTATGTCGGAGGCACACTGCTCGGAGCTCTCAATTACACAGCATTATGCAGCACAGCACTCGGAACGGCAAAGGCCGTTTCAATTCCTGGCTTCACACTTAAAACAGGAACAACAATCGAAGTGCTTTTTGCAAACGGTTTCTACGGCTCTGCTTCATCAGATGCAATGACACTCAATGTAAACTCAATCGGAGCAAAAAAGATTTATGCGTGCAGACACGGTTCAAAAATCGCACTTGCTCCGCACTCTTGCACAAGAGATGAAAGCGGAGATGCAACTGCTCACTATTGGTTCATCCAGGCTAACACTTGCTTGAAATTAATGTATGATGCAACGCTTGACTCAAACAACGGCGGCTGGCTTATTCTTGGAAACCCTGTTGTACTTTCTGCAAGTGACGCTAATTCAAGTTATACAGTCTATGCGGACGGTT